TCACTTGCGGTTCGCTTCGTTCAGCGCGCGCAACTCGATTTCCTTTATCTCCTGCTGTTCCCGCGTCAGGCCGCGGAAGAGTTCGAGGAGCCGCTCCTCCGCGCTCGGGGTGAGCGGTCCGGGGGCCCGGTGGCCGGCGGCCTCGAAGAGGTCGCCCTCGCTGAATCGGGGGAAAGCGGCCGCGAGGTTGCGAATGGCCGCAGGGCGGGGGGTGCGCTTGCGGTGCAGCCAGGTGTGGACAGTGGAGACGGACACGTTGATACGCCGCGCGAGCTCCGTGTCGTTCACGCCGTATGAGTCCTTCAGGCGCTTCAGAATCTGCGCGAAGTCCTCTTCGAGAGGAGTGGGGGTGTCCTGGTCTGCCACAAGGCAAGGGTGCCCTCAGATTTCTACTTTCCGCAAGTAAAAGTAGAAGCACGGCCCGAATCGTCACGCCGTCATCACATGCTGTTCCCCCTGGATGTGGGCCTGACGCGTCGCCCGCATCGAGACCTCGGGAGGGCTCGGAGGGTCTCGGAGCGTCTCTGTTGACAGGGGTTTGACTTTGACTGTAAAAAAGTCACAGGCCTCGACTCCGGGGCCTCAGGCTCACCGACTGCAACGGGATCCCCATGCCGACAGTGCTCCGCCAGGGTGGAGGCAGGCCAATCCGCGACGAGATGAAGCGGCAGGGTCTCACCCTCAACAAGCTCGCCGAGCTGACCCGCCAGGCCGATCCGGATGGCCGAGGGGTGAGTGTGGCGGCCCTGGGGCGGATCGCGGGTAGGGGGCGAACGGCGCGCGACCGGTGCAAGCTGCGCACCGCATGGCTGATTGCGGAAGGGCTCGATGCTCGGATCCACCGCCTCTTCGCCATGCCCTCACCTTTGACTTTGACTGTAGAAAGGTCAAGCCGAGATGCCGACGAAGTCTGAGCGCATCACCGAACTCCCGGACGGCCTCCTTCCACTGCTGACCATGCCGCAGCTGGAGACGTACTACGGCGTCTCCGACTGGCAGGTCCTCCAGTGGATCAAGCGGGGCATGCCCGTCGAGCCGTTCACCGGCCGTCAGCGCCGATTCGACCTGAACAAGGTGCGCGCCTGGATGGCCGACGACTCCAGCACCGCCGAGAAGACGGCCTCCATCGCCGTCTCCGCGTAACTCCCACGAAAAACGGGGCCGCCCGGACGGCCATCCGGACAAGCCCCTCGGCACACCTCACACCCAAGAGATCGAGGTACACCGTGATTCCCCAGCCTACCGACCTGCGGCTCGGCCGCACGGTCCGCGTGGTCGGCATCGACCCGCCCCGCCCCACGACGGTCCCCGCCGTCCTCCGCACGGCGGCCCGCATCCTCCGCATGAACGGCCTCTACCAGGGCGAGTACGTCCGCGACACCTTCGACCGCGAGCTGGACACCCCCCACAGCGAGCGCCCCATGTCCGTCGTGGCTGCCCTCCGCTGCGCCGTCTCCGGCAACCCGCACCACCAGGACGTCCTCGCCGACCGCGCCCTGTCCGAGCTGGCCATGGCGATCGGCGACGGCCCCGCCTGGGGGGACGTGTTCTCCCTGGAGGCCCACGTCGACCGGTGGAGCGACGCCCCCGACCGCGCGGCGGCCGACGCGGCGGAGCTCCTGGAGCGCGTGGCCGTGACCGTCCTGGAGCGTGTCGCATGAAGCGCGAGCAGCTCCTGGCTCACACCCGGGCCCTCCTCTGGCAGGCCTGGCAGACGAGCGGCGACGAGATCGCCTCGACGGCCGCCGCCACGCTGCTGGACCTCGGCATGCTCGTCCCCGAGGGCGGCTCCGTCGAGCTGGACCGGCTCCGGATGCTGCTGAACGCGCCGCCAGCCGACCTCTCCGAGGAGCAGCTGGGCGCGCTGATCGACGCGGGTAACCGGTCGGTCGCCGACTTCTACCACGAGCGGGCCTGCGGCTGCGCGGAGTGGCCGGCGAGCTGCACCACCAACCCCGTCTACTCGCGCGGCTACTGGGACACCGACGCCTTCGCGATCGGCATGGCCGCCGTGATCGGCCTCTGGGAGTCCATGCGGAGCCCCGTCTCGCCCCGCGTCCTCAACGACTCCGCCGCCCTGCCCCGGGAGAACCAGTGAACGACCGCAAGCCCGTGGCCGGGCCCCTGTACGTCGAGGCCACCCCGCTCCTCGTCACCCTCGACGTTACGCCGCTCGTCGCCGACAACGTCCACGACCTCCTCAACCTCCTCATGGAGGACGACTTCTTCGAGCAGTTCATGGAGCTGGCCGCCCCTGCGCAGGACCCCGACGCCGAACGCTACGCGGACCGCCTCGACTTCGAGCGGCTCCACGCCCTCCTCGTCGACCGGCTGGCCACCAGGGTCGCCCTGACCGGGCCCCAGGCCCTCCGTGCCGCGAAGCGCATGCAGGCCTTCGCGGAGCCGATGGTCACCGCCCAGGAGCAGACCGCGGCCGCCCTCGCGAACTTCGCGAAGCAGCAGGACCGGAGGGCCTCATGAGGCACCGCGAAGCCCTCCTCCGCACGCTTCGGGTCACCGTCGGCGGCGAGGAGGCGGAGAGGCTCGTCGCCGCCCGCGACGCGGAGCGGATCGGCGAGGCTGCGGACTGGCTCCACTCCCGAGGCCTCCGGCCCGCCGCCTACCTGCTGGACACCTCCGAAATTCCGATCGAGCCGGAGGAGGGGGACGCCCGGCTGGACGAGACTGTCGACGTCCGCGGAGTCCGGTACGAGGCCGTCTCCAGCGGCTACCGAGTGAGGTGGACCACCTCCGGCCGGAGGAGGGTCAAGACCTTCCCGACCCCGGGCCAGGCCCGCGAGTTCGCGCGGTACCTGGAGGTTTCGGCCTGGGGCGGTGGGCGCCGGTGAGCTCCATGCCCGAACCCGCGACCCGCCGGACCTTCCTCCTCGCCGCCGTCCAGGACGCCCCCGGGCCGGTGACGACGCACTGGGCCGAGAACGTGCTGGCCAGCTCCCCCTACTCCTGCCACCGCAACAGCGCCCGCAAGACCCTGCGGGCGCTCGTCGCCCAGGGCGCGCTCGTCGCTCTTGAGGACCACGGCCGCCGGACCTACGTCCGACCGTCGGCCTCCGAGAGGAGCGCCGCCTGATGACGACGACCGCGCAGACCGGGGCTTCGGCCCCGGTCTCCGGGCCGGACCGCATCCCTAAGCCCTCCCAGGGCTGGTACAGGGACAAGGTCACCGGCCAGAAGTACCGCCGCGTTACCACCATCCTCGACCAGGGCTGCGCCAAGGGTGACGTCCTCACCATCTGGGCGGGCAACATCACGGCCGAGACCGCGATGGCGCACCTGCCCCAGCTCGTCGCCGCCTCCCGCGTGCCCGAGCTCCGCGAGGAGATGACGACCTGGCTCAAGCGGACCCACATCCGGAAGAAGGACGAGCGCAGGGACGTGGGCACGGCCGTCCACAAGGTGATCGAGTCGAAGCTCCTCGGCCAGCCGGTCCCCGAGGAACTGCTGGCGAACCCCGACCTCATCCCGTTCCTGGATCACTTCCACCGCTTCGTGAAGGAGTGGGAAGTCGAGTTCGAGGCCTCGGAGATGGTCGTCGGCTCTGCCGAGGCTGGATACGCGGGGACCCTCGACTTCCTCCTCCGTTCGCGACTCCTCGCCCAGATCTACAGCCTTCCCGAGTCGCAACTCTTCATGGGCGACACCAAGACCGGCGGCGAGCTGGACGTGAGGGGCGTATACCCCCAGGCCGCCCTCCAGATGGCCGCCTACCGAAACGCCCGCGTCGCCTGGCTCCGGGACGGGACCAAGGTCCCGATGCCCCCGACGTACTCCATGGGGATCGTCCTGCACCTGCGCCCCGAGGGCTACCGGGTGATCCCGGTCCTCTGCGGCGACGACGTGTACCGCGCCTTCCTCACCGTCCAGGCCAACGCCGAATGGACGAGCGGACTGTCGAAGAAGGCCATCCAGCCCGCGCTCGCGCTCCCCACCACCAGCGAAGAGAGGGCCGTCTGATGCCCATCATCGACCTCCAGCGCCGCATGCGGCAGCTCGGGGAGATCCGGATCGGCCACGTGGTCCCCACCGGCCGCACCGACCGCAACGGCAAGGCGAGCGTGCGGCCGGCCAAGCTCAGCCACTTCCGGTTCACGTCCCCCTCGCGCGAGATCCTCGCGGCGGTCGCCGAGCTGTACGGCGGCGAGGTGAAGCCGTGGACGCCCGCGAACGGCGGGCCCGGTGAGTTCGAGGTGTACTCCACCACCAACCGGCTCCCCGTGCTCATCCCGCCAGCGGACGCCGTGTCCCAGTGGTACGAGCTCTGGGCCGGATCGAAGTGCCAGCGCAGGTGCGACGGCGTCACTGAGCACAAGGCCGACCGGCCGTGCCAGTGCAACCCCGAGAACCGCCAGTGCAAGATCACCACCCGCGTCAACGTCATGTTGCGCGACGTGCCCGCCCTCGGTCAGTGGCTGCTGATCTCGAAGGGGTACCACGCGGCTGTCACCCTGCCCCCGGCCGCCGAACTGCTGGCCCAGGCGGGTGGGTACGTTGCCGGATGGCTCGGGATGGAGGAGAAGCTCATCCAGACCGACGACGGCCCGGCCCGCTTCATGGTCCCCACCCTGGACGTCGAGATCACCCCGGCCGCCCTCATGGCCGGACAGATGACCGGCGCCCAGGCCGTCGACGCTGGGCCCGAGCGCGTCGCGATCACCGGCGGTCGCCCGGACTACGCCGCCCTCGCCGCCAAGGCCACCACGGCCGAGGAGGTCGGCGCGCTCTGGAGGAAGGCCAATCAGGCCGGACACCTGGACGACGCCCTCGCCGCCGCGCTCAAGACCCGGGCCCAGGCCCTCAAGGCGCCGGCGCCCGTCGCGGCGTCGACCGCGGCCTCGGTTCCGGCCGCGGCGCCCGCCGACGTCGTCCATGACGTGGAGATCGTCGAGGACGACGACGTGGACGGCGTCTGGTTCCAGATCATGAACGCAGCTGGCCAGCTCGGACTCACCACCGAGCAGGTCGAGGAGCGCTTCGCCCAGCAGAACGGCGGCCTCCACCCCTCGACCGCCACCGCCGCCCGGCTCCGCCAGTTCCTCACCGGCCTCAAGGCGGTGCGCGCATGACCTGGCACATGGGCCGCCTGACCGGCTTCGACCTGGAGACCACGGGCGTGGACGTCGAGGAGGACCGCGTCGTCACCGCGTGCGTCGTGCACTGCGGCGGCGGCGAGGACACCCAGTCCCGGATGTGGCTCGCCGATCCCGGGGTCGAGATCCCCGAGGGCGCCGCGAAGGTCCACGGCATCAGCACCGAGCAGGCCCGCGCCGAGGGCGCCCCGGCCGCCACGGTCGTGGCCGAGATCGTGGCCGAGCTCGCGCAGGCCGTCAACGGCGGCCAGCCGCTGGTCATCATGAACGCCGCCTACGACCTGACCCTCTTGGACCGCGAGGCCCGGCGCCACGGGATCACGCCCCTCGCCGAGCTCGTCGGCGACCGGCTCCTCGTCCTCGACCCCCGCGTCCTGGACAAGCAGGTCGACAAGTTCCGGCGCGGCGGCCGCAAGCTCGAAGACCTCTGCCGCACCTACCGCGTTGCCCTCGACGGCGCGCACTCGGCAGACGCCGACGCCCTGGCCGCGTGCCGCGTCGTCTGGCGCATGGGCCAGAGCTTCCCCGACATGACCCGGGTGACGGTCGCCGAGCTCCACGCCCTGCAAACCGGCTGGGCCCGGGAGCAGGCCGAGAGCCTCGCCTCGTACTTCCGCCGGACCCCCGGCAAGGAGACGTGGGCCGACGGCGTCCGAACCGAGTGGCCGCTCATCCCTCACCAGCAGACAGGAGCCTGACATGCCCGTATCCGGACGCCGATTCAAGGCCCTCCAGCAGCAGCACCAGCTGGACGTCGCCGAGCTGGAGACGGTCCGCGCCGAACTCGACGAGGCCCTCCAGAAGCTCGACTCCTCCCGCAAGTTGGTCACGACCCTGATGCACAGCCCGGCGACCACCGCCGAGCAGCGGCTCCGCGCCGAACTCCGCCGCTCGGAGGAGGCCCGCCAGGCCCTCGACGTACGGATCACCGTGCTCCAGGCCGCCAACGAGGGCGCCTACCGGGAGGCGTACGACCTGGCCAAGACTGCCCGCGAGGTGATCGCGTGACCACCGCGGCCCGCCTCTACCGCGTCGCCGGACTGGACGTGAGCCTCACCGGGACCGGCATCGCCACCATCGCCGGGACCACCCGCGTCCCCACCGCCGGCCGCCGAGCCGCCAGTCTCACCGAGCGGGACGCCCGGCTCCGGCACATCACCGACCGCGTCCGTGACGAGGTCGGCGACGTCGACCTCGTGTGCATCGAGGGCCCCATCTCCTACCAGCAGCCCGGCGGCTCCACCTGGGACCGGGCCGGACTGTGGTGGCGGATCGTCTCCGGCTTCCTCGGCCGTGAGACGCCCGTCGCGGTCATCCCGCCCACCTGCCGCGCGCTGTACGCCACCGGCTCCGGCGGCGGCCGCAAGGCCCATGTCCTCCAGGCCGCCCAGCAGCGGTACGGGGCGATCCTCCCGAGCGACGACGAGGCGGACGCGCTGATCCTGCGAGCCATGGGTCTCGACTACCTCGGTCAGGCCCTCGTCACCGTCCCGGCCAAGAACCGGAGCGGCCTGACCGGGTGCCAGTGGCCGACCCTGCCGGAGGTGGCCCGGTGAAGCTCCGCCAGGACGTCGTCGACCTCCTCCGCGCCGGTCTCTCGGACCGTGCCATCGCCCGTCAGCTCCACGTCGACGCCACCAAGGTCGTCGCCGCCACCCGGGCCGCCCTCGGCCTGCCCCGGACACCGAGCGGCCCCCGCCCCCAGACGCTCGAAGAGGCCTTCCGCGCCCGGACCGAGGAGGTCCCCGGCGGGCACCTTCGCTGGACCGGGTGCGTCAGCGGTGGGACCCCGCAGGTCCGGCACGACGGCAAGCTCCACACCGCCCACCGGATCGCCTTCACCATCCGCACCGGCCGGGCCCCCGTCGGGAACGCCTTGCCTGCCTGCGACATGGAGGGGTGCGTCGCGCCCGCCCACGTCGACGACCGGCTCGGCCGCGAGGCCCTCAGCACCGCCTACACCGCGATCTTCGGAGGTGCCGCATGACCACTGCCATTCGCCCCAACCGCGCCCCGGACACGCTCACCCGCGAAGACGACTGGCGGGACTCCGCGCTCTGCCGCCGCACGGCCAAGGTCGACAAGGAGGGGTTTTTCCCCATCGGCGTCGGGTCCGTCGCGCTCGCCGCCATCGAGCACGCCAAGGGGTTCTGCGGCCACTGCCCCGTCCGGATGGACTGTGCCCAGTGGGCGCTCGCCAACGGCATGGACCACGGGATCTGGGGCGGCCTCGACGAGATCCAGCGGCGCCGCCTGCGCCGCAAGCACACCGCCCAGCAGCTGGCCGACCCTAAGCAGCTGGAGAAGATCCTCCAGGCCGAGTGGAAGGCCCGCGCGGAAAACGCCCTCGTCGAGGCATACCTCACGCGCACGGCCCAGGAGGAGGACGGCCACGTTCGCTGGCTCGTCAAGGGCGGCGTGAACGTCCAGGGCCGCAACTTCACCCCCGCGCAGCTCGGATTCGAGGTCGGGCACGGCCGGCACCCCCGGGGCGTCGTCAAGGCCCGGTGCGGCCGGAAGGCATGCGTCGCCGCCGAGCACCTGGCCGACGACCAGATCCGGTGGGAGTAAAAGAAGCGGCTCCAGGCCGCCGGATGAAACGCGCCGCGCGGGAGCGGGTCATCGGCGCCCTGTTCGTCGACTCCGGGTTCGGCCCGGACGGCCAGCGCCGGTGCCCGCCCCGCGCCCGCTACGAGTGCCTCCTCTGCGGCACCCGCGAAGGACCCGTCCACGGCGCCGAGCAGGTCCGACAGTTCGTCGCCTCCGTCCGAACCAGCCACCGGGCGCAGTGCCCAGGAGCCCAGCAAGGAGCACAAGCCGCATGAGCCAGCCCATCCGCATCGACGCGGACGTCAAGCTCGACTCGAAGGTCCTCACCGACGTCGCCGAGGCCCTGGAGCCTCACGCCGACACCATGTTCCGCCAGCGGCGTGGCCGTTGGGTCGCCGTCGTGGAGCTCGCCCACGTCGAGCGTGTCGAGCCGGGGCCCGACGAGGACAAGGCGCCGGCCGTCAAGGTCCGCGTGACGAGCCTGGAGATCGCCCCGGACGTCAGCTGGGAGGCCACCCTCCGCCAGCTGATGAACGACCTCTACCGGAGGCGCACCAGCGACGGAACCCTCGACGCGGCCGCCTGATGAGCCGGTCCGGCAGTGCGGGCGCCGCCGACTCCCGGTGCCCGCGCTGCCGGGCCCTCGTCCTGCGCCAGTGGGTCGGCGCCGTGGCCGCCCTCCACGTCACCGCGGACCTCACCCCGCTCACCCCCGCCGAACAGGCGGCGGCCCGGGAGCCGAATCGGCTCATCTGGTGCCTCCACCAGCGCGGCCCCCACACCCCGCGCGAACTCCGCTGGACCGGCCGTGACCACCCTGCCGGATGCCCGCACCCGCACGTCACCGAACACCGCTGCACCCCCGAGCAGAGCACCACCCTCTTCTAAGGAGAGCGCCCGTGGAGAACGTCCACCACATCCGCCACACGGTGGACGAGGACGGCCTCAACCGGCCGCACATCGGCGACCAGGCCGCCGAGCGCGCACTCCTCGCCCAGTGCATCCACCACCCCGAGCAGTACGCGGCCGCCGCCGAGATCGTCGTCACCGTCGACTTCACCCACCCGGCGGCCCGGCTCCTCTGGGACGTCCTCGGCCACCAGATCCGGCAGGGCGCGCCCACCAGCCCCATCGCCCTTCGCGCGGAGGTCGAGAAGCTCGGTCAGCTCCGCCTCGTCGCGGGCGGGGACTACATCTGGGCCGTGGCCGACGAGGCCGGCGGCGGCGACGCCGCGTACTTCGCCGAGATCGTCCGGGCGAAGGCTCGCATCCGTCGCGTGGACGAGCTGGCCATCCGCCTCCGCGCCCAGGTGCTCGCGGGCACGGCCGACGACGACGAACTCCACGCCGAGATCGCCGGGTTCCTGCGCCAGGCCGCCGCGCCCGCCTCGAACCCGTTCGGCGACCGTCTCACCCCCGGCGGATCGTTCATTCTCGACCGGCCCGAGACTGTGCCCGCCCTCTGGGGGCACGGGGACCAGGTCCTGTGGGCCGAGGGCGAGGCCCTGCTCATCGCGGGCCCGTCCGGCGTCGGGAAGACCACCGTTGCGCAGCAGGTCATTCTGTCGGCCATCGGCGTCCACGCGGGCCCGGTCCTCGGCCTGCCCGTGCGCCACTTCAAGCGGTTCCTCTACCTCGCCTCCGACAGGCCCCAGCAAGCCGCCCGGTCCATGGCCCGAATGGTCGGCCCCGACGACCGCGAGCTCCTGGACGAGCGGCTCGTGTTCTGGCCCGGCCCGCCGCCGTCCGACTTCATCAAGGACCCCGGTGTCCTCCTGCGCCTCTGCCAGGCCGCTGGAGCCGACGCCGTATGCCTGGACTCCCTCAAGGACATGGCGGGCGAGCTCGCCTCCGAGGAGGGCGGCCAGGCCATCAACCAGGCCATCCAGCGCACCCTCGTCGAGGGCGTTGAGGTCATCGGCCTCCACCACCACCGCAAGCAGGGCGGCGGGAAGGACTCCGGGAAGGAAGCCACCAGCCTCGACGAGCTGTACGGCTCCACCTGGATCACCGCGGGCGCCGGCTCGGTCGTGAGCCTCTGGGGCTCGGCCGGTGAGCCGATCGTCTCACTCCGCCACCTCAAGCAGCCGGCGGGGGAGTGCGGCCCGTGGAAGCTGAAGCACGACCACCCCGTGGGCCGGACCGAACTCTGGCACCAGGTCGACGTCCTGGCGCTGCTGAAGGTGTCCGGCTCGGCCGGTCTCACCCCGGCCGCGCTCGCCGTCAGCCTCTACCCGAACCCCAAGGGGAAGCCCACCACCTCCGAGATCGAGAAGGCCCGGCGCCGCCTGGACACCTACGTGGAGCAGGGCCTCGCCGTGATGCGGAAGACCGGGTCGAGCCGTACCGCGCCGTCCGCGTACTTCCCCGCGTTCAACGAGCAAGGGGTCCTCGGCGATGACGACTGAAACGGACATCCCGGGCTTCACGCGGAGCTTCACGCGCTTCACGTTGATCAAGGAAATCTGGCTTCACGGACGCTTCACGCGCTTCACGTTGATCAAGGCCCGCCCTGGTCACAGCTTCACGCCGCACTTCACGCCGCTTCACGCGGCCCAGCTTCACGCACCGCTTCACGCCGAACTTCACGCCGCTTCACGCAAAACAAGAAACCCCAGGTCACAGCTTCACGCCCGCTTCACGCTCAGCTTCACGCGACCCCCCTCTACTACGTAGAGGGAGGGGGTCGCACCACCGACCACACCAATCCCAACCCCGGACCGGCGTCCCGCAGGACCCCGGCCCCAGCACACGAGGGAGCCCGGCCGTGAACCTCCTCAGCCGCATCCTCGCCGGATGGTGCGCCACCAGCCTCCTCACCGGCCTCGTCCTCGCCCGCATCGGCCACAACCTCAAGCGCCACCGCAGGAGCCACCGATGACCACCGACCACACCACTGCCGCCGAGCGCCTCACCACCGTCGCCACCCTCTGGCCCTACCTCCAGGAAGCCCTCGGCACCCCGAACACCACCACCTGGCCGCCCGCCGGCCTCCGCGACTACCTCCAGCGCCTCGACCACCTCGACCGCGAGGAAGCGCGCGGCCTCCACTACCAGCGGCTCATCCACACCCGCCACGCCACCGGCCAGCCCTGGTACGAATGCGTTGACTGCACCCACGTCGGCGACGGCCGCGACCACCCCGTCCGCCCCGACCGCGACCCGGCGCAACTCGGCGACCGTCCCTCGGTCATGGCCGTGGCCGTCGCCGACACCATGCGCATCGTCACCCTCGTCCTCGTCGACCTGGCCGACCGCATCGCGGCCTCCGTCCAGCGGCCGCCGATGACAGGCGCGCCAGCCGACTGGCAGGCTCGCGGCTGGAGCGCGGATGAACGGGCCCGGCGCGACGACCTCGCCCGCCAGGACGCGGCCGACTTCCGACGCTGGCGCCCCGTTGGTGTCCGGCCGAACGGCCAGCGCGCCGCCCTGTGGCTCCTCGCGCGCGTCCAGGGCGCACCGGGGCCGGTCGGGCCGCTGAGCGTCGCACAGCGCCGGGAGATCGAGCGGGTGGCGGCCGGAGCGGCTGGCCGTATCGAGCGGACCCTGGACATCGGCGACCAGTCCGATGCGATCAGCCGGCCGTGTCGGTGCGGCGGGACGATCACGGTCCACTCCGGCACGACGACCGACGCTTACGCGCGGTGCGACGGCTGCGGGAGGGCGTGGACGATGGCGGACGCCGCCTAGGCGGTTTCGTCTGGATCTTCCCGGACCCCGCGGCGCCCGGCTGCGGGCCTCTGAAATGCTGGGCACGTGCCGGAATCAGGGGATGGGGGCCGGATGAGTGCGTACGAAGGACCGTGGAAGGGGCTGATAGCCTCCGCGATCTCGCTCGGGGCGGTGGGAATGGGCGTCGTCCACGTCGTCAAACCGGAGCTGAAGATCGACGGTGCCACCCTCGTGCTGGCCGCGATCGCGGTGATCCCGTGGCTCGGCCATCTCTTCGAGAGCATTGAGCTCCCTGGCGGAACCAAACTTCAGTACCGGCGGCTGGAGGAGCGCGTGGAGGCTGCCGAGCGGCAGGCCCAAGAGGTCCGGCTGGCCGTGGACGACGCGAGCCGTCAGGCGCGGGTCGCCCTCGTGACCTCCGGAGGCGACGGCGTCACCGGCGACGCGGCGGCCGAACTGGTCGAGCAGCTCATCCGCGAGTTCACCGGTCTGCGCCGGAACGAGACTTCGAGCGCGGCACGGACCTACCGACAGGAGCAGATCTTCAGCGAGTTGATCAGGCTCACGCCGCAGCTGACCGAGTTCGACACGGACGCCGTCCTTGCCTCTCCGGACGGGGGGACGCGGCTCACCGCCTACGCGCGCCTGTACGCCCGCCCCGAACCGCGCCACCTGCCGGCCCTGGTGGACGCGGCCGTCCAGGAGAGCATGGCCTTCAACCAGTACTGGGCCTTCCACGCGGTCGGCGCGGTGATCGACGCCCTCGGGGTGGACAACGTGCCGCTGGGAACCGTCCGCAGGCTGAGCTCCTACCTTCCCCAGCTCCAGCGGGGCAGCGACCGCTCCTGGGTACTGCGCGCGGTCCTCGGCCGAATAGAACGGGCCGGGTAGAGGGTCCCGGCCCCGGCAAGATCCGAAGGAGACGGCCTAGATCACTTCGGCGGCCGGCCCTCCCGAGGCCGGTCCTCTGGGGTCCAGATGTCGGGGCCGTCGCCGCGCCAGATGAGCGGAGGCCAGTCCTCCTCGTCCTGCCAGCCCGCCCGACGCAGGAACTCCCGAACGTCCGCCATGCGCTTCGCCACGCCGAGGATGGTGTCCTCGCCGTGGACGTGGGCGACGACCCGCCGGCCGCCCGAAGGGCTGACTGGGTGGATGGTGACCTGTGTCTGGTCCGGCATACCGCCACCCTGCGGCCGGACGGGCCAGCACGCATCCGCACAGAACGAAGCCCCCGCCCAGAAGGGCGGGGGCCCGGCGGCTACTCGGGGCGCGGCTTCAAGTCGGTCCGCTCGCCCTGGCGGGGCTCGCGGGTGCGGAAGTAGTCCCGGGCCTGAGGCCAGTCGACGGCCTTCGATCGGCCGATCAGGTGAACCGGCGGGAACTTCGGATCCTCGCGCGACAGCTGCGATACCCGCTGCTGGCTGATGTGCTCCAGCACACCCTCGGCGACGAGACGCCGCGCGACCTCGCGGAGCGAGACCAACTCGGGACCTCCCTGTTCCTCGACCATCGGCAACATTCTCCCTGACTTCCTAGTCATGTGACGAGGAAGTCGCTACGTTGGACACAAGCAAATGGCCCCGGCCGGAGGTGCAACTCCGTCCAGGGCCTGGACCACCCACAACCTCTACGAAGGAGCGGTCCGCATGCAGCGTACCCACCTTTCCCAGGCCGACGAAGCCCTCCAGCGCGCCCGCGCCACCCGATCCGCGGCCTCCCGACTCCTCCTCGCCGCCGCCGACCTCCTCGGCGCCCGCCAGGCCGAGCAGGCGGTCGACGACCTCGACCTCCTCCAGGCCTTCGCCGAGGCCGGCGCCAGCGTCCTCGCCCAGTGCTCGCGCGCTGTCCGGGACGCCGCCGTCGCCCGCGCCGCCCGCGTCATCCCGGCCGCCGTCGGCCCGGCCGTCACCGGCATGGAGTACGCCGTCCAGCTCCGCCTCGCCGCCCAGGCCGCGTGATGCAGGACTACACGCCCACCGGCATCGAGCCGGACCGCGCCCCCCGCGCGAACACCGTCCTCGCCGAGCCCGCCACCGTCGCCGCCTGCCGCCGCGACTACGAGGACGCGGCGGACATCCGCGCCGTCCTCGCCAAGCAGCGGGCCTAACCCCACCAGCCAGCCGGGCCCGCGCTGACCGCCCGCGCGCGCCCGGCCCCCAGATCCGGAGCCACCGTGAAGTTCCCCCGCCTTCCCCGCCTCGCTCGCAAGGCCCCCTCGCCGAGCGCCACGTTCCACCCGTCGCAGACCCCCTGGTGGGTCCGCGCGTTCACTACCGGCGGGCGTCCCGCCGTCGCCGTGATCGTCCTCGTCATGTGCGCTCCCGGCGAGCATCACCTGGCCAAGCTCGCCGGATGGGACGGCCGCCTCGCCTGGGGCATGGCCGCCGTCCTCGCCGCCTACGCCGGGATCGCCGCCGCCGTCGCCTCCGCCCGCCCCGTCGGGGCCCCCGGGAAGAAAAGCGCCGTCGTGGGCGCCTTCACCTCGCTCGGCGCCGCCATGGCGGCCCAGCCCGTCTCACACGCGTTCGTCACGGGCCACCTGAGCAGCGAGCCGCGCGCGCCGCTCTGGCTCGTGATCACGGTCAGCTGCGTCCCGCCGCTCGTGTTCGGCCACCTCCTCCACCTCGCCGCGACACCCGTTTCACGCGCGGCCGCCGTGGTTGAGCAGCCCGCCGAGACGCCCGCCGCGCCGCGCCGGTCCACCACCGCCCCGGTGAATCCCTGGTTCGCGCCCCTCCCAGCAGCCGCCCGAATGCTGCCCATCGTCTCGGGACGCGACGGGACGCAGGCCGAGACGCCCGATCCGCAGGCCCAGGAGCCGCGTCTCATCGCGACCCGCGAGGTGGCTGGTCTCATGGGTGTGGCGGACTCCACCGTCCGCACGTGGGTGGACCGGGGGCGGATCCGTCCCGTGGTCCGAGACGGGCGCGGCATGCTCTTTGCCGAGCGAGACGTCCAGGCCCTCAAGAGCGCGTGAGCCGCGAGCGAGAGGCCCACGGGGCCGCCGAGCTCGGCAACCGCAACACCCACAAAGGAAGATGGAGAGATGAGCGACCGACTGAATGTGAAGATCCTCCTCCTCGTCGGCGACGAGGCCGAGGTCGTGGCCGACGCACCGGACGCGGCAACGCCGGAGCGATACCCGGCGGCGACCATCGCGGAGGCCGTGGGCTTGCCCGCCCGCGACCTGCCGGGGCGCAAGCTGACCGCCGAGGTGGGCGCCGGCCACCGCCTGACCGGGTGGGCCCTCCGATAGGCCGGCCGCCCCGAACACGGGAGCTAAGGCCCTGACTTCACGAAAAGTTAGGGCCTTTCTCGCTCCTAGAAGTGTTGCCTTTCGCTCCATCTATCTGTCATAGTGGAGACACAGGGAAGGGGCCGCGAACCCCAACCCGCCACCCAACAGAAAGGCGGACGACATGTCCGACACCGCAGACGAGATGCGCGGCGACCTGGCGGCCACGCTGGCCAAGACCTACAAGGGGCTGGCCACCACCTGCCTCAACCTCCCCGTACCGGTCGCACTGCCGAGCGGATTCGTCGACGCCGACGACGCCGTGGCGGGCGTCCGGCGCCTCATGGACATCTCGGAGGAGGAGCCGATGCCGGAAGACATCCGGGCCGCCCTCTTCAGTGCCTGCGCCTTCTGGCTCGGCGCGGACGACCTCTTCCGGCTCCTGCACACCAAGGAGTTCAACACCGCCCGCGCCTACTCCTGCGCGGCCAACCTGATCATGTGCGAGAACAGCCTGGAGGACGTCGTGGCCTTCCTCCTCGGCCAGCAGGAGTAGCAAGCCTCGCCGCCCCCGGCATCCAGCCGGGGGCGGTCCCGGTCGCCCCGACCTCCACGGAGGTCGGGGTATTTTCATCGCCGGACATGTTGCCTTTTAATCCATCTGTGTGCCATACTGGAGACACAAGGAAGGGGCCGCGAACCCCGACCAACCACCCACAACAGGAAGGCGGACCGCATGTCCGACTACCAGGACAAGACGAAGCAGGCCATCGAGCACCGCATCAACATCACCTACTCCGGCCTCTTCGCCGCCTGCGACAACCTCCCCATCCCGATCACCCTCCCGACGGCCGACGACGCCGAGACCGTGATGGCCGCCGTCCGCCGGGTCCACGCAATTGCGGAGGAGCAGCCCATCCCCCAGGAGCAGCGCGAGCAGCTCGCCACCGGCGCCTCCGCCTGGCTGGCCGCCTGCGACCTCTACTCGCTTCTCCGTGTCGAGTGGGAGGAGTACAGGGTGGAGGCGGCCCTCGGAATCCTCATGATCGCCAGGAACGCGCTCACGGAGCTCGGCGACTGGCTCCTGGACAACGACTAACCCCACCGACGCCCCCGGCCGCCAGCCGGGGGCGTCCCCGCACCCAGACAGCACAAAGGCCAGCAGGCCCGAGCCGAAGCCCAGACACCCCGAAGGGCGCTCGCGAAAACCTGCTGGCCACCACCCAGCCACGAAAGGACTGGAGACCCACCATGGTAGCCACCCCACCCGCCGGCGAAACCCTCCGCGAGATCGCCCGCCGATACGGCCGCGCGTACGACACGCTACGCACCGCATGGTCCCGCCACCCCTCCTGGCCCAAACCCATCGCCACAGGCCCCCACGGCACGCTCCTCTACGACTCCGCCGCCGTGGACGCCGTGATCGCCGAGCACTTCGCCCGCGAGGGGGTGGGCCTGGAACCGACCCGCCTCTACACCGCCAAGGAGATCGAGGCGGCCACCGGCATCAAGCCCGCGACGCTCCGCGCCGACGTGAGCAAGGGCCGGTGGCCGGCTCCCGACGACACGTCGGGCCGTGCGAACCGCTGGCTCGGCGCCACGGTGACCGAGGCCGTCGCGAAGCGGCGCGGCTACCGGGCAGGTGGCGCCTCCGGTCCCGAGTAGCCGGGTCGGTTGCAGAACCGCCACGTGGTGATCCATCATGGGCGGCAGATCCGGCGTGCCCGGAATCAGAGCTGAAAGGCCCGCTGCGTGCGGGCCTTGTGCGTTTCAGACGGGTGAAGATCCGCTGTGTGAAGGGGCGCCGTTCTGTCCTGGGATACTCAGGCTCGTGGCGCCTGTGCCCGGGTGGAGTGAATCGAGCACCTGCATCGGCAGGTCGGGAAGGCTGGCTTCCCCCAGCCTCAAAGTGAGCGCCGCCTGAAGATGGGATCGAAGGGCAGGGTCGGCCACCTCGCGCACCAGCCGAATCGATGCCTCCAGTTCCCGTTCGCGCCGCATGTCTTGTCGCAGCGCTTCGCTCTGCTGCGTCATGTGTCCCATTGCGGCATCGGCCCGCCTGTGCCCAAGGTGCCCGATTACAGTGGAGACGACTCCGGCCAGACTCGTCACGATGGAGGCGTATAGCCCCCCCGTTGTCTCGGCATTCCAGACAGCGAGTGCAGCGCCGCCCACGATCACGGCGATTCCGAGACCTGAACAGATCAGGCTGAGTGTCGTAGTTAGCCGGGCCTGAGTAAGGCCCCAGGCGTAGTACTCAATTAGGAGTTCAGCAAACTTGTCATCGTCGACTCGCTGATCTCCCGCGAGCGGAGGCGGTGGGGGGTTTGGATCGTCGCCACGTGGGGTGTGGCCTGAGTCTGAAGATGACTCGAAGATCATCCGGAGGCGATGTGCTTCCTCGCGTGCTGCACGCTTCAGCCTGATGTCCACCATCGTGTACAGGAGATAGATCGTTGCTCCGGCAACGAGGATGATGCCCGCGATGATGAACGAGGTGCCTAAGGTGGTGTCTGCCATGTTGCCCTCGATTCCGACCCAGTTGGAATGAACGCATCCTATGCACGGCTAGCGGTTTTACCCGCCAGGGCCGCACCTCGCCCCCCGGCCCTGGCCCGTGCAGCCTCTGCCTGGCCGTCGCAGCCACCGCGCAGAGGATCAGGAACGTGCCACTGACGAGCAGCCACACCGTGAACCCTCGGACCACGCCGAGCATCAACACCGCCAGGCCCACGGCGAACACGCCCACCGCACCATCCGACCTGCCACCTGCCATGTCCGCCGCTCTCTCTGAGGCGCCACACGGTAGGGCCGTGGAGGTGATCGTCGTGACCAGACGGGCGAGATGGCGTGTGTGCTCCACTCCTGGGTGTCCGGAGTACACCGACCAGGGTGGACGGTGCGCGGACTGCCGCTCGAAGGCCGAGCAGGCGCGCGGGTCGGCGCGGCAACGCGGATATGGACGCGAGCACGAGCGAGGCTTCCGCGTCAAAGTGCTCGCACGCGATCCGATGTGCGTCCTCTGCCACACGGCCCCGAGCCTCCATGCCGACCACCACCCCCTCAGTCGCCGCGAGCTCATCGAGCAGGGCCTGGACCCCAACGACCCCGCCTGGGGGCGCGGCCTCTGCGGCCCCTGCCACAGTGCTGAGACAGCGCAGCACCAGCCTGGAGGCTGGCACCGCGACGACCAGTGACGATCTCAGTCACTCCCCGTCACCATCCCCCAGGGGGGAACCCAAAATCGTGATCGTTTGGGGGACCGCCGGGGAGGTGGCTCGGAGGTCAGCCAGGTTCAGAGCCTCCGCGATCATGCCTCGCCGTGACGCAATGTCACGGCACTTTCGCCGCGCAACGCGGCACAGATGGAGTGATCACCATGCCGAAAGGCGGAGCTCGCACCCGGTCCGGCCCGGCCCCCGACCCCAACGCCCTGCGCCGGGAACGGGACGCCGGAGAGTGGACCATCCTCCCCGCCGAAGGCCGCGAAGGCGCAACGCCCGCATGGCCGCTGAGGGGACAGACCCCGCGCGAGGCGGACCTCTGGCAAGGGCTCTGGGCCAAGCCCCAGGCCCTGATGTGGGAGCGGTACGGCCAGGAGGTCGAGGCCGCCCTCTACGTGCGCCGGCTCACCGAAGCGGAAGAGCTCGGATCCGCGGTCGTCCTCTCCACCCTCGTCCGGCAGCTGGCCGACTCCCTCGGCCTCACCACGCCCGGCATGCGCGCGAACCGGTGGCGGATCGCCGCAGAGGAGACCCCCGCCACGGTGGCCGGCCAGCGCCGGGCCGCCAGCTCCTCGGCCAGGTCCCGCCTCAAGGTCGTCACCGGAGGTGAGCAGCAGTGAGCGAGACCCGCCACGTCGTCCTCGTGAAGCCCGGCGACGTTCTCCTCCTGGGCAACGTCGGCGAAGTCAGCCCGGAGCAGGCCCAGGCCCTCAGCCAGGTCCTCGCGAAGGAGATGGGAATCCGCGTGGTCGTCTTCACCGAGGACGTTGACCTCGCGGCGGTGCCTCATGGCCACGGAGACTGACTTCGTCGTCGACTTCCCCACCCTCTGGGTCGCCGCGGACTGGATCGAACATCACTGTGTCGTCCCCGATGGCTTCCGCAAGGGTGACCCGTTCGAGATGTACGACTGGCAGCTCTGGGCCACGGTCAACCACTACCGGGTCAGGCCCGCGGCCACCCGCGGACAGCTCGCGCCGGCCTTCCACAACCGCCGCTCCCAGGTCGTCGCTCCCCAGAAGACCGGCAAGGGACCCTGGACCGCGGCCCTCTGTGCGTTGGAGGGCGTCGGCCCGGCCCTCTTCGACGGCTTCGCCGAGGGCGGGGAGCTCTACGACTGCCGCGCCTGGGGGTGCGGGTGCGGGTGGCTGTACGAGTACGAGGACGGCGAACCGATGGGCCGGCCCTGGCCCACCCCGCTCGTCCAGATCACCGCGTTCTCCGAGGAGCAGACGGACAACGTCTACCGGCCGCTCCAGTCGATGATCCGCTACGGGCCGCTCGGCGAGCTCATGAAGGTGGGCGAGCAGTTCGTCCGGCTTCCGAACGACGGCCGTATCGACGTCGTTACGAGCAGCGCCCAGAGCAGGCTCGGCAACCCCGTCACTTTCGTGTTGATGGACGAAACCCAGTTGTGGAACCCCGTGAACAAGATGACGCGGGTAGCCACGACGCAGCGCCGGGGCGCGGCCGGTATGGGTGGCCGCTCCCTGGAGACCACCAACGCGTGGGACCCCTCGGAGGACTCCGTCGCCGAGAACACCGCGCTCGCCGCGGCGAAGGTCAAGGACATCTTCCGCTTCCACCGGCTCCCGCCCGCGTCCCTCTCGTACGCCAACAAGGCCGACCGGCGGAAGATCCACCGGGCCGTCTACGCCGGCTCGACCCACGTGGACCTCGACGCGATCGAGGCAGAGGCCGCCGAGCTCCTGCTCAAGGACCCCGGCCAGGCCGAGCGGTTCTACGGGAACCGGATCGTGGCCGGTCTCGGGTCCTGGCTGGAGCGGCACTTCTGGGATGCCCGCGCCGACGAGCGCGAGCTCCCGCCGCCGGGGACCCGGATCGTCCTGGGGTTCGACGGGAGCGACATGGACGACTGGACGGCGCTCCGGGCCGAGACCCTCGACGGGTTCCAGTGGACCCCCACGTACGGACCGGATCGGCGGCCCACCATCTGGGACCCGGCGGACTGGGAAGGGCAGACACCCCGGCTGGAGGTGGACGCCGCCGTGGCGGACCTGATGGACCGGTACGACGTTGTCCGGATGTACGCGGACCCGCCGTACTGGGAGACCGAGGTCGACACCTGGGCCGACCGGTACGGCGAGAAGAAGGTCGTCCGCTGGTACACGTGGCGCACGGTCCAGATGCACGCGGCCGCCGAGCGGCTCCTGACCGACGTCATGAAGAAGGACAGCACCTTCCGGCACGACGGGTGCGGGCTCACCGCCGGCAACGTCGCCAACGCCAGGAAGTCAGCCCGGCCGGGCGGCCGCTACGTGCTTCGCAAGGCCGCCGTCCACCAGAAGATCGACGCCGCCGTGTCCAGCGTCCTCGCCCACGAAGCTGCGGGCGACGCCATCGCCGCCGGCCTCGCGAAGGTCCGCAAGCCCTCCCGAATGATCGTCCTGCGCTGAGAGGAGGCCCCAGGTGGACCTCACCGACGAGGAGTGGGCGACGTACCTGTCCCGCGGGCACGACGCCGAGCTCCAGGAGCTCCAGGAGCTGAACCGCTACTACGAGGGCAAGCAGCCGCTCGCCTACATGCACCCCGAGCTCTTGAAGGAGATCGGGGAGCAGATCCAGCAGGTGGTCATCAACTGGCCCAGGTTGATCGTAGACAGCGTGGAGGAGCGGCTCGACGTCGAGGGGTTCCGGCGGGCCGGATCCGAGGACGCCGACGAGGAGCTGTGGCGGATCTGGAAGGCGAACGGGATGATCGCCAAGTCCCAACAGGCCCACGTGGACGCACTCACCATGCGGCGCAGCTTCCTGATCGTGGGGACCAACCCGCAGGATGCCGCCACGCCCTTGGTGACCACGGAGTCCCCGCTCCAGATGCACGCGGACTACGACCCGGCCACCCGAGAGATCCGAGCCGCGCTGAAGCGCTGGAACGAGATCGACCCGTACACCGGGGCCACCCGGGACCGGTACGCCACCGTGTACCTGCCCAACGCGACCGTCCATTTCAAGTCGGGCGGCCCCGGCACCTGGCAGGTCATCGACCGCGACGACCACGGCCTGGGGGACCCGCCCGTGGTGGTGCTCCCGAACCGCGGCCGGACGCTACTCCCCGGCGGGGTGACCGAGCTCGCCGACGTCATCCCTCTCTCGAACGGCGCGTGCAAGCTGGCCACGGACATGATGGTCAGCGCGGAGTACCACGCGATGCCCAGGAGGGTCGCCTTCGGGTTCGACGCCGAGGACTTCACCGACGCGGACGGCAACCCCGTCTCCGTCTGGTCTCGGCTGGCCGGCCGCATCTGGGCCACCACGAAGGGCCGGCGGGAGGACGGGGCCGACGTCATCCAGTTCCCCGAGGCCCAGCTGGCGAACTTCCATTCCTCGATCGAGCTCCTCGCCAAGACCACGGCCGCGCTGGCCGCCCTGCCGCCGAACTACCTCGGCCTGGCGGCCGACGAGGCGGCCTCGGCGGACGCGATCCGGTCCCGCGAGGCCCGGCTGGTCAAGCGCTGCGAACGGAAACACACCTCCCTCGGCGCCGGCTACGGGCGCATGAACCGCCTCATCGCCCGCGTCCGCGACGGCGTGTGGGACCCGCAGCTCGCCGCCCTTGAGACCCTCTGGCGGGACCCGGCGACGCCCACCTTCGCGCAGAAGGCGGACGCCGTGGTGAAGCTCCACTCCGCCGGCATCATCCCCACCGAGCAGGCCCGGGAGGATCTCGGCTACACCAGCGGCCAGCGCGCGCGCATGCGCGAGATGGACGAGCAGGCCCTGGCCCGGATCGTCGGCGCCGGAGACCTGGCGGCGGAGTACGGCCCGAAGCCCCCGGCGCAGCAGCCGGCCCCCGGCGAGGCGCCCAATGCCGTCGCCGCATGAGGTAGGGCTGGCCCAATACCGGCGCCAGCAGCGCATCGTCCGTAGGGCCGCGAACCACGTCCAGACCCTGTGGAAGCGAATCGACGCGGGCGACATCACGGGATCTTGGGAGCAGCTCGCGCCGCTGTTGGTCCAGGCCGTCACTGAGGCCCAGACCGCGGCGGCCGCGCTGGCCGACCCTTACCTGGATGCGGTCATGGTGGCCGAGGGCGCCAGCTCGGCGGCGGCCGCGCCGAAGCTCAACCCGGCCGCGTTCGCCGGTACGGCCTCAGACGGGCGGCCGCTGGTCTCCCTGCTCTACCAGCCGGCCATCGACTGGAAAGTCCGCCTCCTGGCCGGACAGAGCCCAAGGGACGCGGCGGCCGGCTCCCTAGCCTCCGCCCTCCGCATCACGGCCACGCAGGTGGCCGACGCAGGACGCGGAGCGACCGGGGCAGCCATGGCCGGGCGCCGGACCATCCAGGGCTACGTCCGCGTCGTCCAGCCCCCTGCGTGCTCCCGGTGCATCATCCTTGCCGGGACCGAGTGGGGCTGGAACAAGGGGTTCCAGCGGCACCCCAAGTGCGACTGCATCCACCTGCCCACTACCCTCGTCGCGCGCGGCCAGGACCGCCGCGGCTTCATCGATCCGAACGCCTACTTCCGCTCCCTCCCACGGGGCGAGCAGGACCGCGTGTTCGGACTGGCCGGAGCGCGAGCGATCCGCGACGGCGCCGACATGGCCCAGGTCGTGAACGCCAGGAGGGGGATGTTCACCGCCTCGGCGTATGGCCGGCAGCTGGCCGCAACCCGCGAAGGCGCCACTCGCCGGGGCCAGTTCTACCGCCGGGAGCGCGCCCGCACGGAGGCCCGGCTCGGGACCCGCTTTGCCCGGGACCGCATCGACGCCCGCCGTGGCCTGCCGCGCTTCGAGCTGCGCACGCCGCGGCTGATGCCGGAGGAGATCTACCGCCTCGCTGAGAGCAGGGAGCAGGCCATCGAGATGCTGACCCGCTTCGGCTACCTGACCTGACCTGGGCGCAACGCCCGGGTCCCGACTCCTGCAACGGGAGCACCTGATGAGCACACCCCCCGACCCCACCCCGGCCCCGGCCGCCCCGGCGGGCAACCCGCCGCCCACGGAGCCGCCGGCTCCGACGCCTGCCCCGGGCACCGACCCGGCCGCGCCGCCGCCCGCCGAAGGAGATGTCCCCCTCGGTCCTGCTGGCGAGAAGGCCCTGGCCGAGTGGAAGGTTCGGGCCAAGACCGGCGAGAAGGCCCTGGCGGAGGCGACCGCGCGGCTCAAAGAGTTCGAGGACGCGCAGAAGACCGAGTCGGAGAAGCTCGCCGAGCGTGCCACGGCGGCCGAGCAGCGCGCCAACCAGGCCACGCGCCTGGCCGTCGCCGCGAAGGTCGAGGCCCTGGCCGTCGGCACCTTCGAGGACCCGGAGGACGCGATCGGCTCCCTGGACCCGGCCGCGTTTATCACGGACGGCGTGATCGACACCGACGCCATCAAGACCGCCCTCGCCCAGCTGCTGGAGCGCAAGCCGCACTGGGCGAAGGCCACCGGGCCGCGCCTCCCGAAGCCCGACCCGGCACAGGGACCCCGGCCCGGCGCGACGCCCGGCGACATCGAGGCCCAGATCCGCGACGCGCAGGCCAAGGGCGACTGGCGGACCGCGCTCAGCCTCCAGAACAGCAAGCTCGCCGACCTGAAATGACCACCCTGGGCAGGCACAACCGGCCGCGCCCGACACGTAAGGAGACCCCCGCATGTCTGGGATCACCGCACTGGGCACGACCTACAACCTGCCCAACTACACCGGCATCCTCAGCCAGCTCACCCCCGACGACACCCCGTTCTTCTCCGCGATCGGCGGCCTCACCGGCGGCGGCCAGAGCGTCGCCAAGGACTTCGAATGGCAGGTCTACGACCTCCGCTCGGCCGGCCAGAACGTCGCCCTCGAAGGCGCCGACGCACCGACCGACCAGAACCGCGTCCGAACCTCAGTGGACAACGTCACCCAGATCCACCACGAGACCGTCGGCGTCAGCTACACCAAGGCCGCGGCCGTCGGCCAGCACAACGGCCTGAACATCGAGGCGAGCAACCCGGTTCGGAACGAGCTGGACTGGCAGATCGAGCAGATGCTCAAGCAGATGGTCCGCGACGTGGAGTGGTCCTTCATCAACGGCCTGTATCAGAAGCCCTCGGACAACAACACGCCCCGCAAGACCCGCGGCCTCCTCCAGGCCATCACCACCAATGTCCAGAGCGCGGGTACCGCCCTCGGCTCGGCCGCCGGAGCCATCTCCACCGACGCGTTCACCCTCAACGCGCACGGCCTCGTCAACGGCGACCAGGTCACCCTCGACACCATCGCCAGCCTCACCGGCATCTCCGCCGACACCCCGTACTGGATCGTCCAGGTCACGACCAACACCTTCAAGCTGTCCGCGACCAAGGGCGGCGCGGCCATCGACCTGACCGGCGCCGACGGCACCGCGAACGTCACCAAGCTCGTCGCCGTCACGAAGGACGCGGTCGACGGCCTCCTCCAGGCCGTGTTCGACAACGGCGGCATCATGCAGCAGGACACCGCCACCCTCCTCGTCGGCAGCGCCGTCAAGCGCGGCCTCTCCACGGCGTACGCCAACGCCTTCGGGAAGTTCCAGGAGCTGAGCCGCAACGTGGGCGGCGTCAACCTCACCACGATCGAGACGGACTTCGGCCGGCTGAACGTCATGCTCGACCGCCACATGCCCCGCCACAAGGCCGTCGTGGTCTCCCTGGAGGAGTGCATGCCCGTCTACCTGGAGATGCCGGGCAAGGGCCACTTCTTCGCCGAGCCGCTCGCCAAGACCGGCGCCAAGGACCGGACCCAGCTGTACGGCGAGGTCGGCCTGAAGTACGGCAACGAGCGCGCCCACGGCCTCATCACCGGCTTCCTGCCCAACCTGTAAGGGAGGCCCGCCGTGGCACTGGCTACGCTCACCGACGTGGCGGACCGGCTCGGCCGCGACCTCACCGACTCCGAGACCCGCCAGGCCACGGCCCTCCTCGCGGACGCCACGGCCCTGATCGTCGACCGGTTCCCTGCCCAGGGCGTCACGCCGACGAGCTCGGCCGCGGCCGTCTGCGCCGCCATGGTCGTTCGCGTCCTGCGGAACCCGGACGCCCGCCGTACGGAGCAGCTGGACGACTACAGCTTCACCGTGGACTCCGCCGTCTCCTCCGGCCAGCTCTACATCAGCGCCGCCGAGGCCGAGCTCCTGCGGCCCCCGCGAACGTCCGCGTTCACGATCGTCCCCGGCGCCCCGGTGCCCGCGCCATGAGCATCACCAGCGCGGCCGCCGCCGGCCGGAGGGCGGCCGAGGCCCGGATGACGGACACGGTCCGGCTGTACCGGCAGGCCGCCGACCTCTTCGACCGTGAGACCGGCGAGACCGTGCCCGGCCCTCAGACCACCCTCTACACCGGGCGGGCCCGGGTGAAGCCGGCCCCGGCCGTCCCGGAGGACACGGAGGCCGGCGAGCGGGAGATCACCCGGCGCCGGTACGTGGTGCATCTGCCCTGGACCACCCCGATCCCCGGCGGCGCCCGGATCCTCCCCGGCGACCGGATCGAGATCACAACCTCCCGCGACGCCCGACTCGTCGGCCTGACCCTGTGGGTCCTCGACGGCGAGTACGGCGACCAGACCACGGCCTGGCGGATCAGCACGGAGGACCGATCATGACGACCAACCCCTTCGACATGGGCGACGTCCGCCGCCTGGAGCGCCACCTAGCCCGAGTCGTCCCGCAAGCCCGCCGCGATACCCGGGCCGTCACCGTACGCGGCGCCGTCAACATCAAGCAGGACTGGCGCGTCAACGCCCGGGCCAGCGCCCCGAAACACGCGCCGCACTACCCCCGCACCATCGGCTACGACCTCCTGGTCATCAGCCCGGACCACTTCGACGCCATCATCGGCCCCGAGAAGACCGGCACCCAGGGCGCCCTCGGCAACCTGCTGGAGTACGGCAGCGTCCACAACCCGCCACACGCCGACGGCGGCCGCGCGCTCGCCGCCGAGCTCCCGCGCTTCGAGGCCCAGATGGAGCTCATCACGGCCCGCGGCCTGGCCTGGTGGTGACCTGTGGCCGTCCCCGCCGTCCTGCCCCACCTCGATGCCGTCCAGGCTGCGCTCGCCACGGCCGGTTTGACCGTCTACCTCGGCGGCGCCCCGACCTCGGCCGGCTGGACCCCGCCGGACAAGTACGCCGTCCTCTACGCCGACTCCGGGACGGCGGTCCGGGAGTCCCTGGGCGACCGGCGCGACCACTTCGAGGCCCTCGTCCAGGTGACATGCGTCGGCGCCTCCGTGGACCGAGCGCTCTGGGTCGCCGACCGCGTCCGTCTGGCCCTGGCCCTCCCGCTCGCCGTCGCCGGCCGGGCCAGCTGGAGGCCCGAGGAGCTCGGCGGCCCCCCGGTCCAGCGGGATGACGACGTCACCCCGCCCCTGTGGTTCCTGCCGGTCCAGTACCGGCTCCAGTCCATCCCCGCCTGAGGAGACACCCATGGCAACTCTGTCCGTGGCCGCCATCGCAGCGGCCGGCACCCTCAACGCGATGGCCTCCGCCGCTGGCGGCGGCGACAAGGTCAAGCCCGACGGGGACCGCGTTTTCGTCGAGGTCACCAACGGCTCCGGCGGCTCCATCAACGTCACCGTCGCCTCGTACCCGACCGTTCGCGGCCAGGCCGTCGCGGACCGCGTGATCGCCGTCGCCGCCTCGGCCACGAAGAAGATCCCGATCTTCGCCGACCTGAACACCAACCCCCTCGACGGCCTCGCCGCCATCACCTATTCCGCCGTCACGTCGGTCACCGTCGGCGCCTACCGCATCTGACCCGCCGGCTCCGCCTGCACTGCCCAAAGGAGGCACCGTGTCCGACCTCATCAGCGACGGCAAGACCAAGGTGGTCTGGCTGTCCAGCATCTCCAGCCAGACCGCCCCCACCGCCGCCGAGCTCAACGCGGGGGCGGACTACACCCTCCGCATCACCCCCGACGGCCTCAAGATCGACCCCTCGACCGCCGACGTCGACACCAACAGCCTCGGGTCCCGCTTCGACACCATGACCGTCGGACGGATCGGGTTCTCGCCCGAGATCACCTTCAAGCGCGGCTCGACTCCCACGGAAGACGCCCCGTACACCACCCTCGTCTACGGCACCGAGGGCTACCTGGTGGTCCGCCGGGGCATCGACTTCGAGATCGCCTTCGCCGCCGGCCAGGGCGTCGAGGTCTACCCCATGGTCTGCGGCGAGCGCCAGAACGTCGCGCCGGCCGCGAACGAGGTCCTCAAGTTCATCAGCCCCATGAAGGTTCGGTCCGCCCCGACCACCGCCGCGACGGTCGCCTGATGCCCGACATCAAGAAGATCCTCAAGGACGCCCGGCCCCGCGAGCGGACCGTGAAGGTGTGCATCGCGGGCGACCTCACCGGGGAGATCGAGCGCCTGGAGGACGAGCTCCGCGAAGTCTCCGAGGACTGGCAGCCCACCTCCATCGCCGACTCCCACCCCGGCCGCGCAATCTCCCAGCGGATCGCCGAGCTCCGCGAGCAGATCCGCGAGGCGGAAGTCCCCTTCCTTCTGCGGTACATCGGCGACGAGGCGTACAGCTCCCTCCTCGCCGCGCACCCCTCCCAGAACCCCCGGGAGGAGGCCTTCGACAGTGTCACATTCCCCCGCGCGCTGATCGCCGCGTGCACGGTGGACCCGAAGATGAGCGAGGACCAGGTCAAGGAGCTCTTCGAGGTCCTGAACCAGGGCCAAATCAAAACGCTCTTCGACGCCGCGTGGGACGTCCACAACGCCTCGGGGCTCGTCCCTTTCTCGTTGGCCGCCTCCGCTCTGCTGGCGGGGGTCACTGGCGGCGAGAAGTAGAAACGGCGCGGGCCTGGGGCGTGCCTCGCAGCATCTTCCTCGGCCGCCCCTGGCCGGCCTCCGGGGACCCCCTGTGGACCGAGGAAGACCGCGGCTGGGCCCTTGCGCTCGCCGAGGTCGAGGCGGATCAGTGCCCCGACTGCGGCCAGCCCTGGAGCGAGGCCACGGACGCGAAGAACGAGTTCGCCTACAAGCCGACGCTGATCATCTGCCACGCCTGCGCCGCTTCGGCGAAGGCCGTCCGCGTCCACCAGGACGGCAAGGGCACCACCGACGGACTCCACGTCCACCTAGACCACCGGGGGTGATCCGTCATGGCCGTCCGCACGGTCACCGTCCGCCTCCGGGCCGACATCGCCGACTACACCCGGGGCATGCAGCGCGCGAGCACCACCACCGCGAAGCTCGCGAACGCCGGGGCGGCAGCGAGCACAGTTCTCCTCGCCGGATTCGCCGTCGCCGCGGCCTCCGCCGCGAAGTTCGACAAGGCCCTCAGCAACGTCCGGGCCGTGTCCGGAGCTTCGACCGGCGACATGCAGAAGCTCCGCCAGGCCGCCCTCGAAGCGGGCAAGACCACCGCCTTCACCGCCACCCAGGCCGCCGACGCGGAGGCCGAGCTCGCGCGCGCCGGCGTCAGCACTTCCAACATCATCGGCGGAGCCCTCAAGGGCGCCCTCGCCCTGGCCGCCTCCGGCCAGGTGGACCTCTCCGAGGCATCGGTCGTCTCCGCCCAGGCCATGAACACGTTCGGGCTGGAAGGCCGCGACGTCGCGCACATCGCCGACCTCCTGGCCGCCGGCGCGAACAAGACCGCCGCCGACGTCCACGGCCTGGGCATGTCGATGCGCATGGGCGGCCTCCTCGCGCACCAGACCGGCCTCTCGATCGAGGAGACGGTCGGCACCCTGGCCGCCTTCGCCGACCACGCCCTGATCGGCTCGGACGCGGGCACCAGCCTCAAGGTCATGCTCCAGCGGCTCGTCCCCCAGAGCAACGAGGCCAAGGCCGCCATGGAGGCCGTCGGCTTCTCCGCGTACGACGCGAACGGCCAGTTCGTGGGGCTGGAGGAGCTCGCCCGCCGGATGAAGACCTCGTTCTCGAAGCTCACGCCCGAGGCGAGGAACTCGGCGATGGCCACGATCTTCGGCGCGGACGCCGTGCGGTCCGCAACGATCATGTACGAGCTCGGCGCCGAGGGCATCACCAAGTACGTCGACAGCGTCAACGACCAGGGCGCCGCCCAGCGGATGGCCTCCATCCAGACGGACAACCTCGTCGGCGACCTCCAGCGGCTCCGTGGCGCGATCGAGGTAGCCCTCATCGAGGGCGGCTCCGCCGCGAACGACGCGCTCCGAGGCATGACCCAGTTCGTGACCAGCGTCGTCAACGCCTACAACTCTCTGCCCCCCGAGCTGCAACACGTCGTCGTCGGGTTCAGCGGCGTTGCGGGCACGATCGGCCTCGTCGTGTCCGGCACCCTTCTCCTCCTGCCCCGGATCGCCGCGACCCGGGCCGCCCTGGCCTCCATGGGCGTCACCGCCGCGACCGTCCGAACCGCCCTCATGGCCCTCAGCGGCGCCGGCGTCGCCCTCGCCGGGGTCACCGCCATCGCCTACGGCGCGAGCAAGCTGGACGAGGCCGTTCGCGAGGCCCCGCCCAACATCACCAAGCTGGGGAACGCCCTCGTGGACCTGGCCCTCAAGGGCAAGGCCGCAGGGGAACTCTCAAAGACCTTCGGGGAAGACCTGGACGGCGTCGGCCAGGCTGCGGCCCGACTCGCCCACCCGGGGACCCTGGACCGCATCGGCGACTCCCTGTACGCCATCACCCACCTCGGCATGAGCGAGGACGCCGGCCTCCAGAAGGCCCGAGACCAGATCCACAGCCTGGACGAGGCCCTGGCCTCACTCGTCCAGAGCGGCTCACCCGACGTCGCCGCCAAGGCCTTCCAGCGGATGGCCAAGGAAGCCGAGGACCAGGGCACGTCCACCGAAAAGCTCCGGACGCTCCTGCCGAAGTACGGCGACGCCCTCGCCGAGACCGACACCCAGCAGAAGCTCGCGGCCGAGAGCCAGGGCAAGCTCGGCGACCAGGCCGACATGACCACCGACGACCTCAAGGCCCAGAAGTCCGCGGCCGAGCAGTTGTCGGACGCCCTCAAGACCCTCAACGGGATCAACATCACGGCGGCCGAGCAGGAGATCACCTTCCGCCAGTCCCTCGCCGACCTCAGCACCGCCGTACGGGAGAACGGCCACTCACTGGACGTCACCTCCGAGAGCGGCCGCAAGGTCAAGTCGGCGTTCCTCGACGCGGCCAAGGCCGCCGCCGAGCACGCCCAGGCCGTCGCCGACCAGCAGGGCACCGTGGACGCCGGAAACGCCGTCCTGGAGAAGGACATCGGCCTCCTCCGCCAGCAGATGGCCGCCGCCGGTTTCTCGAAGGACGCCATCGAGCAGCTGATCGGCGCGTACGCCCGCCTGCCAGAGACGAAGACCACCACCGTCGAGGCCCAGACCGGCGCGGCGGTCAACGACCTTGAGCAGGTCCAGGCGAAGATCCGCGCCACCAAGGGCGGCAGCTTCACCATGACCGCCCTCACCCGCGATGCCGAGGAGGCCCTCCAGAACCTCGGCTTCCGCGTCACGCACATGAAGGACGGCCGCGTATCGATCCAGATCCCCACCGGGCCGCCCACCGCCGCCGTGAACGCCATCCAGGGCGCCATCAACAACATCCACGGCAAGCCCGTCACCATCAGCGTCCTGTTCCGGCGGACGCCCCTGCCCAACGATGCCGACGGCAACGGCATCTCCGACTACGTCCAGGCCCCGCGCGCCCGGGGCGGGATCGTCCGCCGCTACGCCGTCGGCGGCCCGGTCCGCATCTACCCCGAGGGCGGGCCCGTCGCCGGCCCCGGAACCGGGACCTCGGACTCCATCCCCGCCCTCATCAGCAACGGCGAGTACGTCATCCAGGCCGCCGCCGTCCGCCGGTACGGCGTAGGCATGTTCGACCGCCTCAACGCCATGCGGCTGGCCGGCGGCGGCTCCGCCGGGTACACGCCCTCGGCCATGCCGGTCCTCGGCGGCACCGGGGACGCGAAGCGCCGCTACGACGAGCTCGTCGGCAAGCTCCGGGACGCCTGGAGCGACTACCGGCGCGCGGTCGACGACCTGAACAAGGTGAAGAAGGACAAGGAGTCCACGGCCGGGGAGCGGTCCGCCGCGACGGCCGCCGTGAACACCGCGCTCGCGGTCGTCAAGAGCCTCGACAAGCTCCTCGGCCTGCCCTCCGGAACCGCGGCACCCGCCGGGTTCCGGCTGGACGTCTACCAGAAGCAACTCGACGCATCGCTGGCCGAGACGGAGCGCTGGCGCAGCAGCCTGACCAAGATCGGGCAGAGGGGAGGCGAAGAAGTCCGCGCGCTCCTCGAGGACATGGGCACGGATGGCTACTACCTCGTCACCGCCCTCGCCAACGCGAGCGACAAGATGTTCAAGGACATCGTGGCCAAGCTGGTCAAGACCGGCACCGCCGCGAAGAACACCCTCGCCGACTTCACCAAGCAGCTCGGCGCCAGCACGAAGGAGAGCGAGCAGTTCGCGGCCGACCTCCAGACCCTGGCCGGCCGCGGCTTCGGGGACCTTGCCCAGGCCCTCGCCGCCCAGGGCGACACCTCCGCCATGCAGCTCGCCCGCCAGGCCGTCACCGGCAACGCCAACGACGTCAAGGCGGCCAACGCGGCCGTGGGCGGCGCGAACTCCACGCTCACGGGCACGGACCTCACCAACGCCCTCGTCCTCCTGTCGACCCTCCGGGGCGGCCCGAACCGGGGCTTCGCCGAGCTCATCGCGGCTGGCCTCACCTCGGGGACGATCCGGACCCTGGCGCCGCGCATGATGGGCCAGATCAACGCGCTCCCGCCGGCCTACCGGGCCAAGTTCCTGGAGCAGCTCGTCGGCCAGTCCGGCGGCGTGGCCATGGCCCAGGGCGGCATCACCCGTTCCCCGCTCGTCCTGGCGGGCGAGCGGGACACGGAGGCCTTTATCCCGATCAACGGGAGCGCGCGGTCCCGGGCCCTCCTCGGCGTCACCGCCCGGCTCCTGGGCTACGACGCCCGCCCGGCCGGAGCCTTCGGAACCGGCGGCGCTGGCGGTCAGGCCGTCCAGCACGTCACGAAGCACGTGGAGATTCACCTCCACGGGGCGAAGCAGTCCGCGGCCTCCCAGGCGGCGGACATCGCCCGCTACCTGCAATTTGTGGGCTGAGAAAGGCAGGTGAGGCCCAGTGCCGTACACACCCGGTACGGACCTCGGAGGCCGCCGGGCCGATCTCGGCACCGTCCCCCTCGGCGGGGTGGACGACGCCGGGGTCGCCTGGCACCTCCAGACCTTGGAGGGGTGGGACGGCTCCGAGGTCCGGGCCGAGTTCCAGCAGCGCGAGGCCGACCACGGCACCTGGGCGTCCAGGGTCTACCTCGGGGAGCGGCCGATCACCTTGGCCGGGAAGATCGAGGCCCCGGACCTGGCCGCGCTGGACGAGGCCATGGAGCAGCTCCGGGCGGCCGCCGCGCTCACTGACACCCTCCTCGTCGTGTACGAGACCGTCCCGAAACAGGCCCTCGTCCGGCGCGCGGGCAAGCCGCTCGTGAGGGAACTGTCAGACCGGATCGCCGAATACTCGGTCCTCGTCACCGCACAGGACCCCCGCCGGTACGCCGCGAGCGGCCAGTCCGGCACCACCGGCCTCCCGGCGACAACCGGCGGCCTGGTCCCGCCGGTCACGCCGCCATTCACCCTGTCCGCGACCACCGTCTCCGGGACGATCCCCGCCCCGAACGTCGGGACGGTCGCGACGCGCCCGGTCCTCACGATCGACGGCCCGGTCACCCAACCCCAAGTCCTCGTGCAGCTCCCGGACGGGACCGTGCGCGCCCTGCTCTACTCCCAGTCCCTCGACGTCGGGGACCGGCTCGTCATCGACACCGACGCCCACAGCGTCACCCTCAACGGCACCGCGTCCCGGCGCCGGTACCTCACCACGCCCCAGGGCTGGCCCGAGCTACCGGCCAGCAGCACGTCCACCATCCAGTTCCAGGCGGCGGCCTACGACCCCGCCGCCATGCTGACCGCTGAGTGGCGCTCGGCCTGGCTCTGAGGAGGCACCCATGGCTGACCCCACCTGGCAAGACACCCTCGCGTACAACGGCCTGGAGCTCCGCAACGCCGACAGCATGTTCATCCAGGCCGACGGGACCGCCCTCGGCTCCAGGCCCGGCGTCCGCCCCGGCGACCCGGGCCTCACCACCACCCTCGCCGGCAGCACCATCAACGTGTCCGCCGGCGTCGCGCTGCTGACCCGAGCCGCCCAGGGCGTGTACCGGGTGGCTCTGCCCGCCGCCAGCTCGCCCGGCACCGTGAACGCCGCCCACGCCACCCTGCCGCGCGTCGACCTCGTCTATCTGCGCTGCTGGGACACCGACGTGGACGCCTCCGGCCTCCGCAAGGGCGAGGCCGTCTACCTGGCTGGCACGGCGGCCGCCAGCCCCGTGGCACCCACCCCGGCCGGAACCCAGATCTACATCCCGCTCGCCACGATCTCCGTCCCGGCCTCCGGCGGCGGCTCCCCGACCGTCTCCCTCGCAGTCCGCCCCGTCACCGTCGCCCCCGGCGGCATCCTCCCCGACTCCAGCGCCACCGCCGGCCTCTACGCCGGACACTGGCGCGACAACGCGACCACGGGCGCCCTGGAGCGCTGGTCCGGCTCCGCCTGGGTGGCCTGGTCTTCCGCAATCCGCGGCATCGCCCCGGCCGGGACCGCCACCGGCAGCTACACCGGCCAGTACCGGGACAACACCACCACGGGCGTCCCGGACCGCTGGGACGGCTCCGCCTGGGTCACCCAGGAGCAGCCCACCGCCTGCGCCATCAACAACTCGGCGAGCCTTGCCTCCAGCGCCTCCAGCTACTTCGCCATCGCCTACTCCGGCCTGGCCATGAGCAACCGCTCCGGCATGTGGTCCGCCAGCCAGCCCACCCGCATCGTCCTCCCGCTCGCCGGGACCTACCTCGTGGACGGGTTCATCGTGTGGACCGGCAGCCTCGGCGCCCTCGACGGCCGCGCGGAGTTCCGCGTGAACGGCTCCGGCACCGCATCGCCCACCGCGAGGGTCAGCGTGGCGCGCGGCTCCTCTGGCAACGCCCCGGCCGTGGCCAGCGGACGTGTCATCGCGACGGCGCCCGGCCAGTACCTGGAGATGTTCGCCAACCAGAACACTGGCAGCACGATCACCAGCCTGATCGTGTCCCTGGGCGTCACCCGAGTATCGGCGAACACCTCGTGACTGTGTCCCTGGCGCTGGACGCCCCTGTGCCCGCCGACGAGGATCCGCCGGCATACGAGCTCGTCTGGTACGCCTGCGACGTTCGGACCGGCGCCATCATCGAGGAGCTGCGGAGCCTCACCCCGACCCAACCCCTCACCCGCCGACTCGGCGCGGCGACCACCGCCTCGTTCAGCCTCCACCTGGCCGGTGCCCCGGTGGACTGGCAGGCCTGCACGGAGAAGGGGCGCACGCTCCTCGTCGCGGTCGACCCGGTGACCGACACCCCGCTGTGGGCTGGCATCGTCCTCACACGGACCGGGGGGAGCTCCACCTCCCTCAAACTCGGGGCCGTCACCCCGGAGGCCTACCTCGACCGCCGGTACACCGTGGACACCATCCTCACCCAGCAGGACCAGGCCACGGTCGTCACCACCCTCATGACCGCCCCGCTCAGTGCCGGGCCCGCGTTCGTCATGGACGCCCCCGCCACGGGCACCCTCATGAACTGGGAGATGCTCAACCAGGACGACCGGACCGTGCTCAGCTCCCTCCAGGAAATCATGGCGCTGGAGGGCGGCCCCGAGTGGACCATCGACGTCGCGTGGGCCGACTCCAGCAAGAGCAGCTTCGTCCTGCCCGTCCGGGTCCGTCCGAGGATCGGCCTCCAGCTGACCGAACCCGAGGCCGTGTTCGACTTCCCCGGGTGCATCGCCGACTACGACCTGGCCGAGTCCTACGAAGCTGGGCGGGGCGCCACCGTGGTCACCGCGCGGGGCGAGGGCGAAGGCACCTCTCGCCTCACGAGCGCCGATCAGGTCGCCACCGACCTGGAGGCCGCCGGCTGGCCCCGGTACGTCTGGCGCTTCACCCCGGCCTCCGGCATCACGGACCCTGACCAGCTGAACGCCCACGCCAGGGCCACCGGCGCCCTGATGAAGAGTGGCTCCGCCGTCTGGTCCGTTGAGGCCGTCGCCTCACGCTCGCCGCGGCTCGGCCGGGACTGGGCCCTCGGCGACACCGTCCGCGTCGCAGTCGAGACGTCCCCCCGGCACCCGGACGGGGCCGACGTCGTCGCGCGGGCCTGGTCCTGGGAGCTGGACCCCGGAGCCGACCGGATCCGCCCCATCCTCATCGAGGAGGACTGAATGCCCACCCCCGGCGACATGCTGCCCCAGGGCGTCAACGGCCTGGCGCTCAAGGTGGCCGCCCTGGAGCGCGAGCTCCGGGAGCTCCGCGCCGGCCGCCGCCTGGAGTCCGCCAGCATCTCCGGCGGAGCCTTCGCCGTGATCACCCCCACCGGGGGCAAGGTCTTCAACATCGGCAAGCTGGCTAACTCGAAGTACGGGACCGAGCTTCGGCGGGACGACGGCACCCTGGCCATGTCCGTCTCCGGGCAGGACCCCGGCGCCGACGACATGATCCGCACGTTCTCCCGGGACGGCCATGTCGTGATCGCCGACGACGCGTACGCGGACGGCTTCCTCGGCCGCCCCTGGGTGCCCGTGCCCATGTCCGCGCCGTACAACCTCACGGCCGCCTCCTGGGTCACGACCCACATCGGGGTGTGGTGGGTCCAGCATCGCGTCCTGGAGCTCCGCGCGAGCGTGTACGCGCCAGCCGCGACCACCGGGCAGGTCCGGTTCCGGGCCATCTTCAACGGCGCCTCCACGGTCCTCGGCCCGACGGCCACCGCCGCGAACGACGCCGAGACCTACCTGAACTACCGGGCGATCGGCTCCGACCTCGTCGGCGTGGACCACGCCGAGCGTGTCGTGATCATCCAGGAAGCACAGCGCACCGTCGGCGCCGGGACGATCACTTCCTGGCACCACGGCGCCTGGGGCTCCAACACCTACGACTCGTCCGAAGCCTGAACTCTTCCCCTCGACCCCGAGCCGCCCGGCCCGGGGTTTCTTCATGCCCTGGAGGCGCGCTATGGCCTGGTACCCGGACGCGGTCCGGCTGGAGCTCCAGCCCGAATCCCGCGACCAGCCCACCATCGACCCCACCCAGTTCATCCTCCACTCCGTGGCCGCCCCGTGGGACGAGAACCGGATCTACGCCTACTGGAGGGACAGCACGAACCTGGAGTCCACCTTCGGCCTGGACTTCGACGGCTCCCTCGGCCAGTACCTCTCGACCACCACCCGCGCGGATGCCAACTACTCCGCGAACCGGCGGAGCGACGGGACCGGCGCCGTCAGCGTCGAGACCGCGAGCAACATGGACGCGACCGACCCCTGGACCGACGCCCAGCTCGACGAGCTCGCCGACCTCGCCGTCTGGCTCCACCGAACCCACGGGATCCCCCTGAGAGTCTGCCGCTCCTGGACGGACCCGGGCATCGGCTACCACCGGCTCTACCCCCAGTGGTCCGTCTCCGGTACCGACTGCCCGGGGAACGCCCGCGTCCAGCAGTTCACCGCCGACCTCATGCCCGAGATCCAGCGGCGCGCCGGCGTCCCCCCGATCGAACCGCCGACCACCACCCCGGCCGTCTCCCTCGCCCACATCCTCGCCGCGCAGCACCGGGACCCCGGCCTGCCCCAGGGCGGCACGACCTACGAGGCCGAGGGCCTCGTCGTCGAGCGTGCCCTCTACAAGGAGGGCCTCCTCGCGAAGGCCTGGATCGACGGCTCCCTCGGCACCAAAACCAAGACCGCAGTGAGCGAATGGCAGGAGCGAATCGGCTACCGCGGCCGCCAGCCCGGCCAGGACGCCGACGGCTACTTCGGCCGCGACTCCCTCACCCGCCTCGGCAAGAAGTACGGCTTCGCCGTCACCCCCTGATTGGAGCACCACCCATGTCCGACCTCTTCCCGCCCACCAGCGACCTCGCGAAGAACGCCACCACCTACCTCAAGGACCTCCTCGAACGGGTCCTCACGGCGGCTCTCGGCGGCTTCCTCGGCGGCGTCGTCATCACCCAGCCCCTCGACGGCTCCATGTGGTACGCCGCCGGCGCAGCTGGGGTCGGCGCGGCCGTGTCCCTCCTCAAGGGTCTCGCGGCGCGTCTGCGGGGTGACCGCAACAGCGCTTCGCTGTCCCGGAGCGTGTGATGACCACGCCCGATCCCGGCGTCTACATCAGCCCAGCTCAGATGTACCAGGAGGTGAGGGGGCTGGCCGAAGCCGTAGCGCGCATCGAGTCCAAGCTGGATGGAATCCTCGACGACGGGAAGGAGGCCCGCGGCCTCATCGCCGATCACGAGGCGCGGATCCGGGCTCTGGAAAAGGGCCGGTGGCCGCTCCCCACCATCGGCGTCCTCGCCGGCCTAGGCGGCGCCATCACGGGCGCCATCGCCCTCATCGCCAGATAGGCTCCACGACCGCAGCACAATGCCCCCTCTTGCCTTCGGGCGGGAGGGGGCACTTCGTGCGTTCAGCCCTGGGGCGAGCATGCCAAGCCTTGAGCTGCCGTGACCGAGGCCCCTGCTGCTCTTGTCTGCTTGGTCAGGCGACCCGGATGTCCTTGACCATTACCGCGAGGACTGGGGCGTCAGCGAAGGGCTGCTGCTCGCCGAACTTCGTGTACCCCCAGGACTCGTAGAGGGCTTGGACCTTCGGGTGGGTGACGTCGACCAGGAGGACGGCGAGGTCCTCGGTCCGTGCCTTCAGTAGCTCCCCGTGAAGCAGCTCGGCCACCCCCTTCTTCCTCCACGCCGGACGCACCATGAGCTCCGATACGGAGTAGGTCGACGTGTAGCCGTTCTGAGGCCGGTACTTCGTGTTCCGCCACCACTCCCGGCCCGGGGTAGCGGGAGCACCGTAGGCGAAGCCGACGGGTTCGTCCCCGTCGTATGCCACGACACAGGTGAATCCCTCGGCACCCGACCAGTGATCCACGAACCAGGGAAACCGCTGATTGAACGGGTCGTCCATGGCGTCCGCGTACGCCTCGTCATGAATGTCGATGAGCATCTGCCGGAAGCCTTCCGGAAGGCTTCCGTGCTGGTAATGCCGCACTTCGGTCATCGGCTGCTCCATTCGGTTCGCATACGGTCAGCCCAGTCTCGGGCGTAGGTGGTGGATGGGGCGAGGGTGAGCAAGTCGCGGTGGAAGTCACCGATAAGAGTGCGCATGCGCCCCGGAAGGGGATCACTGCCCATGATTTCGAAGACGCTGGCCGCTGTGGCGGTGGCCTGATCGACTTCGCCTTGACGCAGCTGCGCGAGGGCGAGTTGAGCAGTGGCCAGCGCCCGGTTCCGGCGAAACGCCGTGGGCGTCCTGGCGACGGAGCGATGGGCGAAGGCTTCGGCGTGAGCGTACCTCCGACTACGGCTGTGGATGATGGCGCCCAAGTGGTCCAACTCGGCGGAGCCGTAGAACGCGGCCCATCGGGGACGCTCCAGATCCGTCGCCTTCGCGAGCATCTCCTGAGCGACTCCAAGGGAGCGCAGGGCACTGCGTCCGTCACCCAGAGAAGAGTGGGCGAGGGCGACGCGCACGCGGCCCAGGGAGGCGAAGAACGGGTCTCGTCGGGCCGCCGCTGAAGCATGAGCCACCTGAGCCGCGGCAAGGGCCTCAGTCCATGCCTGGCGCTGCGTCGCAAGCAGAGATTGGGTCACCCACACCCGCATCAGCGTCGGAGCATCCCGAGACAGCCCCGCGTAGGTCGTGGACTCGTTCAGGTACGTCTGTGCCCGACCCAGCTGCCGCATGTCGACACAGGACCAGGCGGCGATGGCGGCGTACTCGGCTGCGAGGGCGAACAGGGCGCGGCGCACACGCTCGCTGGCGTTCCTCGACTGGAGACCGAGCACACCGTCACGTCCGGCCAGAGCGTCCTTCTCCAGTGCGGCATGTCCGCCCTGGCGGTCGTCAGCTTCGACGAGAGCGCGTAGCGCGGCCGCGGCCCGGTCGATGTCGGCCATGCCGACCGACCGGCGCGGGGCGACCAAAGGGGAGGTAGCGGCCTTCGTTGCGGAAGAAAGAAAGGTGCGCCGCCGCATGGCGTCCTCCTGGCGGTGGTGCATGGAACGTGGTGCGAACCCTAGTTCCTCCACCGAGCAGCCGAACACGCTTTCAAGGGCTACACAGGTGCGTCCGATCGGCCGCCGCGATGCGCCGTTCAGCAAGTTCCGGACCGTGCGATCACCGATGCCTCCGGGCCGCCCGGTGATGACGGCCAGCGCATCGTTCAGACGCTGGGCTAATTCGTGCTGCTTCAGGCCAAGTTCATCCATCCTGGCCTTCAGGACGACGTTTGCTCCCATGCGGAAGAACGTAGCCGTAGCCCCGTAGACCCAACCACCCGTCGGGTCATGCGCGCGCAAAGTCTTCCGGTGCGGTGCACGCAACTGGCCGGCATTCCTTCCTGGCCGTCAGCGGGCGCCGCGCGTTCACTGGTCATCAGCCGCCGCGACCGGGCTCTGACCACTCCCCCGGGCGCCGGTCGCGCGGCGCCCAGCCCCGGCCCTGCCGTTGACGATCCGATCGCGGCAGCGCCGGGCACCACCTCATCGAAGGAGACGTCAGATGAGCGCCAAGGCGATGCCCACCCCGGCGGAGGTCGCGGCCCGCGCGGCGGAGATCCTCTACGCGATCCAGACCGACGTGGAGTTCGAAGCCTTCGAAGCCGCAGTCCTCGAGTACTCCAGCGACTGGCAGTGCTTTACCGGCTTCCCCGTCATCGAGCGGTGGTCCCTCGACGAGGACAAGGGCCCTCTGCTCACCGAGGCCCTGCGGGCGCTGGCGATCAAGGCCGCCGTCTTCGAGTTCACCGGCGACGACCGGCTGGCGGAGGTACCCATCGCGGTTCCGGTCGACGAGATGATGCACGCGATGATCGCGCAGCCCCAGCTCCTCGCGCGGATCGCCAACCGTGTCGACTTCGCCGTCATCCACCAGACCGACCAGGAGACCACCGACTACGAGGCGGGCTGCTTCACCACCCTCGCCTACCGCCTCGCCTGGGGTGAGCCCCCGGCCCGGTACTGGCTCCAGGCCGAGGAGGTCGAGCGGCGGGTGAAGATCCTCACCGCCCGCTACGCCTCCATCGGCATGGACCGTGCCGGCCGCGAGCACGACATCTCCTTCAGCGCCGCCTGAACCACCGGCGCTTGACCGGCTCCGGCACGCTCGGGGCCGCCAGCGGCTCAGGAGCCGGCGCGATCCGGTCCGGCGCCAGCCCGACCTTGTCCGGGTGAACACAGGCAGGGATCCGGTCGGCGGTGTACCGGAAGCCGTCGGCCGGATCGAACGGGCACTCCCGGGACGGCCGGTCGTAGACCACGAAGCCGTCCCGGGGGAACCGGTGCGCGGGACAGACCGCGCACGCCGGATGGTCCTCGCCCTGGGCGAACGGATCGCTCATGACCCGGCACCGTACACCCCTCCCCGAAGAGGAGCAGCGCCATGACCCACCCCCTCCCGCGCCGAACCCCTCCGACCCAGCGGACCAATACCGAGCCCGCCGCCCAGCGCATCCCCTGGGACGCTTTCGCCGCCGGCGCCGACATGACCGCCCCCTACGGACAGCCCTCCCCGGCCCTGATCGAGAGGGCCCGGCGCGGCTGGCGCAGGCTCGGCTCCCTTCACGAGCGCGTCATCCCCACCGGCGAGGACGGCACGCAGTGAGCCGCCGCCCGGGCTGGCTCTACGAAGGAGCCCGCGTCCTCGACGCTGGCCAGGACCGTGAAGGCATCGTTCAGTTCATCGGCGACTACGAAGACCCCGCCACCCGCCGCTTCACCGCCGACGCCGTGTTCTTGCGCCCCGAGGGCGGCGGCCGGGAATGGATCGTGGCCGACCACCGGATCCTCCGTCCGGCGGATGCCCGCTGACACCACAGACTCCCGCCCCGCCGTCCTACGGCTCGGGGCGGGCGGCACCACCCCATGCACCACTCGAAGAGGATCGAGAGGAGCACCACCGCATGACGATCATGACCGAGAACCCGAGCGCCACGGCCACCAGGTCCCGCGACCCCAAGGAGCTGCTGAACGCCGTCACCCCGCACATCCAGCACCTCACCGTGAACATCCTGGACGACGGCATGTCGGTCTGGGACCGCGAGGTGGCACTGCTTCTGCGGGACGAGGTGGACACCCGCGAGACGGCCGAGCGCATCCTGGCCAACGCCGTGATGTACATGATCGCGTCGATGGAGAACCCGGACGTGCACATCGGCGTGGGCAAGATCGTGGACAAGGGAGTCCACCAGGTCATCCTCGACACCCCCGTGTACTTCGCGTTCTGCGACCTCTACAACGGCGGCCGGTACAAGCACCACGCGCCGTTCATCCAGCGGCGCAGTGACGGCCTGGTCATCCGTACGGCGGACTTCCTGCGCTCCTGTGGGTTCGCCCCGGATGAGGAGCTGTGGGCGAAGGACGGCGCGAACTGCTCGCCGTGCGACTCCAAGGTGCCCGACTCCCACTGAGCACCGCCCCTAGAGTGGTCGCCCCCGCCATGCACCCCGGCGGGGGCTTCCCCCTTTCCCCAGCGAAGAGACGGAAGACCTGATGCCGGTACCGCACAACTACGACCATGAACAGCAGCTCTGGGACGCCTTCGCCGCCAGCGCGTTCAAGGACCCCTCCGCTGACGCCCCCGTGTTCCGGTGGACGCAGTACGCCGACCACCCCGCCGACCCGGGCCCCGCCGTCCTGGGCGATCCCGCCACCGCCCTGGAGATCGGATCCGGCACCGGCCGCTCGGCCGCGTTCCTCGCCGGGCGCGGGGTCAAGGTGACCGCAGTGGACCTGTCGCCCGTGGCAGTGAAGGAGTGCGACGAGCGGTACGGCCATCTGGGCGTGGAGTTCGTGTGCGCAGAGGTGCTGGCCCACCTCGCGGGCGGGGAGGCCGCCTATGACGCGGTGTACTCGATCTTCGGGGCCGCGTGGTTCACCGACCCCGCCCGGCTGTTCCCGCTCGTGTTCGCCTCGCTCAACCCTGGCGGGCGGTTCGTGTTCTCCCAGCCTCCGGCCATCCCCGGCGCGTACGGCCCGCAGGGCATGTACAAGGGCGGGTTCGCGGGACCGGCGATGTTCACCTACCGCTACAGCTACCGGCCGGAGGAGTGGGAGGAGTTCCTGACCGCCGCCGGGTTCACAGAGGTGGAGGCCCGGGAGATCGATGCACCGACGGCGGGCCACATCGGTACGCTGATCGTGTCGGCAGTGCGCCCCTGACGGCCACGAACCAGGACCCCGTACCCATCTCGGATACGGGGTCCTGCCGCGTACGGATCTCGTGCCCAGGACGCACACCACCTGGTGGACGTGGAGCCACCTGCCGCCCCGGCCGGAATCCCTCTCGCCTGCCAGGGCGGCTTCCTGCCGGACGGCAAATTACTGTTGCTTGGTCCGCTCCAGCCATCTGCCGTACCAGACCAGCAGTTGCATGTTGGTCATCAGCCCGAGCCGCTCACGGGCGCCGGCGAGCTCGCGCTGGACGAGCCGGTCGCTGATGCCCAGGCGTCGGCCCGTCCCCTCCTGCGTCTCGCCAGCGTCGAGCCGCTCCAGGATGTCCATCTGGAGGTCAGTCAGTACGGCGTCGCCAGCAGCCGCCACGGCCTGCACCCAGGGCAGAGCATCGGCCCACAGCAGGCCAAAGACGTGCCGCGCCCACATCACCGAGCTGCGGTCGGCCACGTGCCAGCCGGAGTGGCTGTCCGGGTGCTGGATCACGTAGTCGTCGAGGAAGAGACTCTTCCCGTCCACGATGATCATCCGGGGGAACCGACCCGCCACCGCACGGACTTCCCCGCCGGCCTCGATGAGCTCGGCAACGGCCTCCTGCGTGCCCGTGTCGGCGGCCGCCGTGACTCGGTAGAGGAGTCGCAGGGTCGCACCACGCTCCAGCGCCGCCAGGCTGCGGGAGATGCCCAGCCTCCGCACTGCCGGGTCCCGGTCAACGGGACGGGCGGGCTGAGCGGAAAGAATCTCCACCGCAGCCTTGCCCGTCACCTCTCCGATCCGGTCGTTCATCAGGGCCTGTGTCGGCAGGAGCTCTGAGCCCATGGAGTCGAACCTGCGGGCGCCCTCGAAGCTCGGCGATAGCCCTTCGAGGACGGGGATCGCCGCGAGTCGCTGCAAGCTCGCAATCAACTGGGCGCTTTCCGACTCCAGAAGCCGCTTGATCGCGGCACGCGGGTCCATCGCGAGTGGCGTTGCCGGATCGTGCGGGTTGTCATCGACGAGGCGGAGGCGTCGGAGGCGGCTCAGGTCTGTGTCTGCCGGAAGATGTCGGCCGGCGGCGAGGGCCTTGTAGGTGGCCTCGTCGTCGGCGTTGAGTTCGTGTGGGTCCTGCGAGTCACTCACATTGCACACATAACCCCCTATGTGCTGGCGTGCGGGATCCCGCATTTCGGGTTCCCGAAGTGCCCGATCCCTTGGATCGCGGCATGTGCTGATGGCACGCTACATCTAGTCACAGCGCCGTGGACAGATGTCCGAAATGCTGCTTGGCGTCACTTGAAAGGGCCGGTATGCGAAAGATCGCTCAGCTCACAGCCGCCGCGTTCCTGGCGGCATCTGCCCTCGTTTGTACCGCATCCCTCGCGTCCGCAGACGCCACTCCCACCGCCGAGATTCAGACGGATGTTGGCTGGGGTGTGGCACCGGCCAGCTCGCCCGTGCCGACGGCGTCCGCCACTGCATCGGACGTCGGCTGGGGATAGCCCCACCCCAACGGCAAACTCGGGGCCGCATCCGGTGCCACTGGGTGTGACCCCGTTCGTTATTTCCGCAGGTCAAGGCCCAGCGTCGGGTCGAACTGAGCAACCCGTGCGCAGCCGTGACGATCCGCTGAACCGCGGAGCGCAGGACTGTCGGCGTACGTCGCCCGTGATGCACTCCCCGCGGCCGAAATCCGAACCATGCCAGGGGTGCCCATGTGCATAAGCGTGCGATTCACTGCCGATCACCCGCTCAGACCCTACGACCACCGTCAACGTGTCATCTCCCTCCCGGTCGGGATGTCGCAGCGGCACGCCCTTGTCGCCGTGCGGGCGGTTCTTGCCGAACTCGCAGTGCCACAGCCCAGGTCGGGTGCACGCTGTTTCTGCGGGGCGCCCGTGAGGCTTCTGCCCCGCGTTCCGAAGCAACGGATGGAGGGCCAGGTGATCCACCATGGCGTATGAACCCTTGCAGAGGCCCATTCAAACGTGCAGCTGCTTGGAGGGTAGGAATGCCGCGTAGGGCGACCAACAACCCTCGACAGATCAGGTCCAAGACCTGCGGCTGCACTCTCTGCCTGGAGAAGTACCCGCCCGAGACGTACGGCGCCCGCCGGAGCCGGCGGGACTGCACCGGCTCGTGGCAGGCGCGGTATCGCGATCCGTCAGGGCGCCAGAAGGCTGAGAACTTCGCGAAGAAGGGGGAGGCGGACGCCTTCCTGGACAAGATCAAGACGGACGTTCGTGAGCGTCGGTACCGAGACCCGAAGCGCGGCAAGATCCGCTTGGATACCTGGTGGGAGTCGTTCTGGGAGGTCGAGGAGAAGAAGGGCAAGCTCAGCACCCGCAACCGGAAGCGCGGTATCTGGACGAAGTACATCCAGCCGAAGTGGGGCGCGTTCCCGCTGAATGAGCTCGAGTACATGGAACTCCAACGCTGGCTCTCCGCCGAGGTGCCGGGCTTCGACAGCCAGAAGAAGACCAAGGAGCTGCTCCATGCCCTGCTCGACGCCGCAGTGAAGGACGGCGAGCGCATCGCGGCCAACCCGGCAGCGCTCCTGGAGGTCACAGCGACCAGGGTCAAGAAGCACCCCGACGATCTCGCGCCACCGACCGTGGCTCAGTACGACCTCATCCACGCCGCCCTGCCGGCGTACTACCAGGTGATCCTCCGGGACTTCGCACACGAAACCGGCATGAGGCCGGGGGAGTACGCGGGCCTGCGTGACCACTGCATCGACAACGAGGAGCGGGTCGCGCACATCAAGGAGATCTTGGTCTCCGACGGTGGCCGCCTGGTGCGGCAGGCAGCACCGAAGACCGAGGCGGGGTTCCGCACCGTTCCGCTGACGGACCGAGCGTGGTCCGCAGTCGAGTTCATGCGGGAGAAGTGGAAGCCGGCCCGCACCCGGTCGGCCATCGGCGACGGGTACGACCTCCACGTCGAGGAGTTGCTCATTCGGGGGCCGCGCGGTGCTGCGCTCAGCATCAACAACCTCCGTAGGCCCTGGCGTCGTGCCACGGTGCAGGCCGGGGTGGCGCGACAGACGTGGAACCCGGTAACGAGGCGGATGGACTGGTGGCCGGACGTCTACCACTACCGGGACCGCGTTACGAGCGCGCTGCATCACGGTGGCGTCGCGGAGAAAGATGCTCAGGCGGTGCTCGGGCACGACCGTGCGGGCAAGGTCACCTGGGTCTACACCCACCAGAGCGAGAACGCTCGGGAGCAGGTCAGGGCTGTGCTGAACGGAGATTGTGGACTCCGGGAGGTGTCGTGA